CTTCGACAGCCAAGCAGACTTGCACCGCTGGATTAATACAACTTATCCCAACACCGACGGAGTTAACAGCCGAGGGCGTAAACTGGCGGTCGATAAGGTGCTACCATCTATTTTCGGAATATCAAAAGTTAGGAGTGACCGAGTTGGAATTTAAGACAGTCACAGATTTGGATAGATGGTTTAGAGAGAACATGTACCACATCCAAGATTTGTTTAATCTGGGAAAGATGAGTCAACGCTCTTATAATTACCACATAAGAAAGCTGATTAGCCGGCATGAGAAATATACAAAGGAATTGACACGAGGTGACACGATATGAGTGAAATGCTGTACGACTTTTTAAAGTGGACCGATGAGTATGGTAGTCAAGATTTTGTAATGAAGAAATTTACTCAACGAAGAATACCCTATGTCTTTTATAAGAGGGTGAGGCAGTCTGCCGCAGAGCAAGGGTTAATTACTGGGGTGATTAACACATCGAGTGGTTACTTCATTCCAGATGATGCCTCACTTACTGTTAAGGGAGCATTGTTCATTATGAAATTAAAAGAATTAAATTGACACGAGGTGACTAAGTGAAACGATCAACATTTAATTACATCAAACAGATTTTAAAAGACTACTCACAGATTGATGACCATATCAAACGGCGCATGGAAGAATTACAGTATCCGCACCGTCCAGATGATGTAAATGCAGGGATTAAAGGAAATGCGCAATCAGACTCAATGACAAACTTAATGATTACGATTGAGCAGGACAGAAGACTATCGGCTTTGGAGCGAAATAAAAAGGTTGTGGCTGATAATTTAAGCGAATGTGGTAAGGACACAGAAACAATTATTACGGAGTTGTATATTAAGCGATATCCGAGGTATCACATGGATGGACTGGTTGAAAACCGCTTAATAAATTGTGGACGGACCAAGGCGTTTCAGTTAAGGGATGATTTTTTTGAAAACATTGCAGATGATTTAGGGTTAGATAAATGAACAAGAAAAATATAGGTATGCGAATAAGAAACATTAGAATATCAAAGAACATGGCAATGGAAGAATTTTCAGAGAAGATTAATCAAGTGAATCCTAAGTTGAAGCCTGGAAAAAGTAATGTTTCAAGGTGGGAGAAAGGGTTTAATATACCTAGCGCTTTGCATCTTGCAGCGATAGCTGAGATAGGCGGTATGACAGTCGAGGAGTTGTTATCAAGCACGATTTTAGAAAATTTTTCTGACAAAGAATTGCTAGAGGAACTATTGCGAAGACAGATGATGAAATCTGAACGAAAAACGGATTTATGACACCTGAAAAGGTGCTATATTAGTATTATACCAAGTGATTATGAGTGAATGGAACACACTCACTTGGCGCTAGAAATAGCGGTATATAAAATAAGTTAGGACGTTGACTTATTGCTTGTCGGAGCATAAAAACCGAATGAGTGTCCTGACTGGAGATTATCCAGTTCAAACGTCATTTTATAAAATAGTATTCAGACACCTTTAGCGGGTGTCTTTTTGTTTGTTGAAAACAATATCTAGTCGAGGAGGATAAAAGAGCGGGCCCATCACAAGGTTGGTGGCGTGTAGATTAGGTATTGTTTTGAGCGAATAAAACACAAAAGTAGGTGAAACCAATATTAGAACTTATTACGGTTACAGGTGGAGCTACGTTTGATGAAGAGAAAAGACGCAGAGTCGATTATTTATGAAAGGTGGTGGTTCAGTGGCAAAGTTATTTATGAAATATAAAAAACGCCACAAAAGCCGGCATAAAGCTGTTTATGACGTTCATTTGTGGTATAATGAGTATAGAAAAAGCCTAGCGCAGCGGTAACTGCCTAGACTTTGACCAACAACTATAAAGGAGTTGCTGATAAATGAATTATAGCACAAAAGAGATAAAAATAACACCCAAACAAGATAAATTTGCCTATTACTTAGCGAAAGGGTTTAGTCAAAGGCAAGCATATTACAAAGCCTATCCTAAATCTGAAAAATGGAAAGCCCGAACAGTAGATAGCAGAGCGAGCGAAGCGCTGAAAAATGAAAGAGTTGCACAGGCTGTTAAGAGGTACTCGGAGGAATTTAGATTAGAAGAACAAGGTAACATTCAAGGGCGAACTTTGATATTAGACGAAGGTACATTTGACGCATTGGTAAGCCTGTCAGCTGACTATAATGATATTAAGGAGCACGTTCAAGAGGCTATATTACAAAGCCTCTCTGGTAATTATGAGGACATGGACAGGTGGCTAGAAGTTAACAAAAGGCGAGGAATAACAAGCGGAGTTAGGTACGAAGTTTTGTCTAGAGCTAATTTTAGATGCGAAGCTTGCGGTGATAGTCCAAAAGTGAATAACGATTGCGTGTTGCATGTAGATCATATATTACCTCGCACAATGGGTGGGTTGGATCACATAACGAACTACCAGTGTTTATGCGAACGGTGCAACATCTCTAAGGGTAATCGCTACGCAATAAACAACCATTTGGAATACACAAACATATAACAAGCAAGACACCCTATAAATGGGTGTCTTTTTGTTAACATTAAAGGAGGTGAGTCCGGTAAATAACTTAACACCAAAACAAGAAAGCTTCGTGCAGGGTTTAATCGCCGGACTTTCTCAACGACAAGCATATATAGAAGCGGGTTACTCGACTAAAAACAAGACAAATAATTATATCGATGTGGAAGCGTCTAGGTTATTTAAAAACCCTAAGGTTTTCCAAAGGTACAACGAGCTTATGGATAAACACAGGGACAAAGCCTTATGGACACGAGAACAAGCTGTAAATGACTTAATTTGGCTTAAAGAGCAAGCGAAGAAATCAATCAAAGAGCAAGATGAAGGATATATCAGACAAGGTACATCAACGGCTTATGTCAATGCAATCAAAGAGTTAAATGCTTTGGAAGGTGTTTACCCAGATAAGACGCAAAATATCAATATCAACGGCGAGTTAAACAATCCGTTTGGAGGGTTGACAACCGAACAATTGGCAAGGTTAGCTGATGGCTATGAGTGACATCAAACAACAAGCAAGGATTGAGTTAGCTAAGCGTAACTTTTTTAGGTACTGCAACCTTATGACACCTAAATTCTATAAGCCTAATCGACAATATCTAATTGATTTGTGTGACGACATGGAAGCATTTAAAGATGACGACAACGACATTATGATTATCAACGTGCCACCAAGGCATGGAAAGTCGTTAACGGCTACAAAGTATACGCAATGGTTATTGGGTTACAACCCAACTTTAAGAATTATGACGGGGTCATATAACGAACGATTATCAACCAACTTTTCCAAGCAAGTTCGTAATGCAATTGCTGAAATAAAAGCAGAAGATGACATTGTTGTTTATTCTGATATATTCCCAAAAACGAAAATAAAATACGGCGAAGCTCAAATGAACTTATGGAGCTTGGAAGGCAGTCAAACGAACAACTATCTAGCCACATCACCAACTGGTACGGCAACTGGTTTTGGTGCCGATATTATTATCATTGATGACTTAATCAAGAACGCCGAAGAGGCCAATAACGCTAACGTTCTGGAGAAACATTGGGAATGGTTTTCTGACACGATGCTGTCACGTTTGGAGTCGGGCGGTAAGATAATGTTGATTATGACACGTTGGTCTAGTCAAGATTTGGCAGGTAGGGCGTTGAAAGAGTTACCTAACAATGGGTATAAGGTTAAGCATATTAACTTAAAGGCACAACAATCAGACGGATCAATGTTATGTGATGACATACTATCGGCTAGCGAGTTCAAACGTAAGTCAAAAACGATGAGCTCAGAGATTGCAAGTGCCAACTACCAGCAAGAGCCGATTGATTTAAAGGGTCGTCTATATAAAGAGTTCAAAACTTACGATGTTCAATCGGAGTACAAAAAGATTTGGAACTACACTGATACAGCTGACACAGGGAACGATTACTTGTGTTCAATAACGTGGGGCGAGCGTCAAGATGGCTTGCAAGAGGTTATTGATGTTATTTATACGCAAGAGCCAATGGAGGTTACAGAAAAAATGGTGGCTAACGCCTATATCAGGTGGGGTGTTCATCAGGCTGAGATAGAACGCAATAACGGTGGCAGAGGGTTCGCGAGAGCTATCAGAGAAAGGCTTACAGGTGTAGGGAGAACGGTTATCAATGATTTTCATCAATCTGCTAACAAAGAAGCTAGGATTTATTCTAACAGTAGCTGGATAGAGCAGAATGTTTTGTTCCCCAGTGATTGGCGATACCGGTTCCCTGAATATTATGAAGCTATGACAACTTATCAAGCTAAGGGAAAAAACAAGTTTGATGACGCACCAGATGCAACCACAGGGGTTGCCGAAACTATGACAAGCAGACAAATCAAAATCAATCTATTCAAAGGAGGGTTCTAATGCAAATACCAAGAGCGCCACTATTTACAATGTCACGAGATGACGTGATAGATGCGAAAGTGCTAAGCAAATTTATTCAATTACACCAGCAAGTCATTACACGTTACGATTATTTATTCAACATGTATGTCAACGAACCAGAGATATTCAACGCACCACGTAAGGCTGAATTTAAAC